TGACAGAGCAACGCGACAGGCTGGCGGAGGCTTTGCGGGAGCTATGTGAAACATTGCTGAATGAAAAACCACGCGACATCACCGAATCGCTGTACAAGGCTGGGGATGCCCTCGCCGCATGGAAAGGAGGTCAGCCATGAGTGCAGGCAAGGGTGACTCCCCGCGCCCGGTCAACGCCGAGGTTTACGGGCAAAACTACGAAGAAATTTTCAGAAAAGACAAACCAACACCACAACCAACACCACCATGCAATACGACCGAAAAATAAAGATTGAGATCCTCAACGAAGGATCACGAATGGAATTTGTGTTTTCACGCGATGCACCTCTGGACGAAATGATCACAGTATTCCGCACACTAATGACCTACATGTCATGGCATCCAGATATTGTGGAGTCCATGTTCCAACGCGAGTTCATCGAAGACAATAGCATCTAACAGAACCATGAACACAGAACACAACGAATGCCCTACCTGTAAGCAGGACTGGGTAGCACCGGACTACGAGTGCGGATGCTGCGGCAACCAAGCATCAGAACACATCAGCGTCACTAGCCTGTGCCGAATCCTGCGGGAGACGCAGCAACGGGAGCATGCGCTGATCGTCGAGAACAAGAGATTGCAGGAGCAACTTGAGGAGAAGGAATTGTACATCCAGCGTGTCATCACTTGGCCATACGATGCCGATCCATTCTGCTCGCCCGACCATGACAACGACTCTAGAAATTACCAATGACAGAACCAATACGCTGGCGTATCTGTGCGACCTGCGGACTCCCGAAAGCAATCTCAGAGTTCCGCTCGTCGCCCAGTTGCCACAAATGCCATGACAGAACAACCAATAACCGCAAGAGGGCTAATCCTAGCCTGTCTGAAAGAAGCGTACTTCCGCAGACTCAAGAGGGAGAAGCTAGGATCGACACCGAGACTCACGCACGAATTGAACCTGCTTGAGCTAGCCATACAAGACATCGCAGAACAAATCTATGAATCAGAACAAAGCCAAAGTGGGTCGTAAGCCACTACCCGTTGGTGAACACCGCATCGCCTCCAGCATCACCATGTCACCAGAGGCATGGGCAATCCTCGACCGCATCTGCGTAGAGCATTTCCGAGGGGCGAAGAAGACTAGGAGCCGGGCAGTAGAGCATTTCGTGCGAAACTGCGAGAAGTACCTGTACCTGTACGAGGCATGAGCATCCACTACATATCACAGGCATGGAAGACACCCGTAGCCGATGCCAAGGCTAAGCTTGTCCTGCTGAAGCTAGCGGATAATGCGAACGATCAGGGTGTGGCTTGGCCACATATCGAGACCATTGCCGCCGAGACCGGGTTGGCGAGGAGCAGCGTGTTCAAGGCATTGAATGCTCTGGAAGAGAGTGGCATCGTTGAGCGTCATCGTGGACGAAACGAGGTCATCTACACAATCCAGAAGTCCGTACTGGAGACCTCTAGAAGTCCGCAGCGGAGACCTCTAGAAGTCCGTACTGGAGACCTCTCCTATATTAAAGAACCGTCAATAGAACATATAGGGACAACAAACAATCCAGAGACACCACAGAAGAGGTTCCAAAAACCATCCGTGGCGGATGTTCTAGCCTACGGTTCCAGCCTCACCCCAAAGTTCCTCAAGGCCCAACAATTCATTGACTACTACGAGTCAAAAGGCTGGGTTGTGGGCAAGGCTCCGATGAAGTGCTGGAAGTCAGCTATCCGCACTTGGCAAGCCCGTGACAAGCAAACCACCAAACCACAAACCTCCGACCAGTTCGGAATCTAACCAGAAACATGAACACAGAACAAACCATCCCATCCGCCCACACTTCCGAGAAGGCAGTAATCTCGTCCGTCCTCAAGGACGCAAACCTGCTCAAGCGTGCAGCCGCAGACGGCATCACCGCACATTCATTCCACCACCCAGACACTAGGACACTCTGGGAAGCCTGCCGCGAGCTTCCAGCTAGCGACAATAACCAGTATGACCTTATCTCGCTCATCCAGCACCTAAACGAGGCTGGGAAGCTTGATCGTATCGGCGGCCCCGGTCAGGTGGTCGAGTGCTACAATTACGCACCCACACCCGCAGGATGGACGCAGTGGGTTTTAACGCTCAAGGAATTTCAAGCACGCAGGCTTGCCCAGCAGGCCGCAAGGCAGATTGCCGATGCCGAGGATGCCACTAGTGCTATCGACTCGTTCCGTACCGCACTCCACAGCCTTCAGCAGGTGGTGAGTGGAAAGCAGAGATCCATCGACGCAGAGAAGGCATCCAAGGCATTCATTGCGAACATGCTCCGTGACTACAACTCTGGCGGATTGCCGGGCATGAGTACAGGCATCGCAGAGTTGGACGAAATCTGCGGTGGCATGAGACCGGGTGAGTTTTGGGTCATTGCTGGAAAGCCAAGCCGAGGCAAGTCAGTCCTCATGCTCCAGATCGCCAGCAAGTTTATCGCAGACCAAAGACCAGTCGCAATCCACTCGCTGGAGATGATGACGCATGAGGTTATCGGCAGACTCATCTCGACCATGACTCACACGAACTACGGGTCAATCACCCAGCCGCGCACAGCAGCCAAGCACGAACTACAGAAAATACAGACAGGCGTTGAGCAGATCAGTTCCGCTCCCCTGTGGATTGACTCTAGCTCCAACCAGAGCATCGACAGCATCGCGGCAGAGGCAGAGCGCATCCGTGACCTGCATGGCAGTCTGGATCTGGTTGTGGTCGATTACCTGCAGCTCATTCGTGGCTCACGCTCAAGCCGAGAGTCACGGGAAGAGGAAGTCGCTAGAGTCTCTGGTGGACTCAAGCAGTTGGCCAAGCACCTCCAATGCCCAGTCATTTCAGCCTCGCAGTTGAACGACAACAATCAGGTGCGCGAGTCACGCGCTATCGAGCAGGACGCAGATGCCCTGCTGTTCCTAGCCGACGATGGAATCAAGATCGGCAAGCTACGCAACGGCAGGCGCGATGTAGTCCTGCCCCTGCGTCTCAATGGCCAATATCAGGAGTTCGTCTGACTATCCAGCCAACATCTTCCACCAAACCGCGCCAGATACCCTCTAGATTGCCCCAGAATCGCTCACACAGCGTCTGGGGCTTTCTTGTGGGTGATGATCCCATATGATGGGCAAAGAGCGTACAGGGCATTCTGGTGCGAAGTGGGAGTTGGGGATAGGAATCAAGTGGATTGGATGGGGAATAGGGACTGGGAATCGTTCCCACTTTCTCGCAGAAACTTACAAACACGCACGCGAGGCTGGGTCACCACCACCATATCTAGTGTCCACCCTGCTACTCAACACGGCAGCACGAACAGACTCCGCACCCAATCCCGTGGAACACCGATGGATGCTGGGGATTTCCGTGGAACAGGACTCCGCATTATGTATATAGTAACAAGTTGTAACGATAGGATGGGGCGGGGGGAGTCGCATTTGCCGGGGCGGAAAAAAGCGGGGACGATTAGTGGCGGAATTTAAAATTTTCCAAAGGGGGCTTGACTGGATCGGTGATTCTTGAAAGCATTGCAACATGTTAAAAATGGGAGACATAAGGGATGATGGTTATGTGTTTACTGGGTACAGCAAACGCAAAAATGGCAGAACTTATGAGCAATGGACATCACTGGATAAATTCTTAATGCAACGAGGCAATGATTTTTTTGAGCGCAGAAATGCCAGATTGAAAAGACAGAAAGCCAAACATGAAAGCAGGAAAAAATGGCATGCACATATGGCATACCTTGCCACCCTAACCGACACGCAGAGGGCGGATCGAGATCGCCTCGCATACAAGGAATATAAAGAAAAAAGAAAGAAGCTTGATCCAGATTACCACAAAAGAATTTACGCAAAAATGTTGCTTGATCCAGTTAGGCTGGAGAAGCACAGGGCCAAACAAGCTCGCGCTCGCAAGCGGTACAACGAGAAACAAAAGGCAATCAATGCTGAAAAGAGGGCCAAGCGCAAGGCCGAGCAAGAATCCCTACAAAAGATCAAGCAAGAACAAGCCGAGGCTAGGCGCATTGAAAAGGCTAAGATCGCTGCTGAAAAGGCGTTGGCTAAATCCTTGCGCCCCAAAAGGATTGCGCTAACTGAAGAGCAGCGGAAGGAGAAGAGAAAGCTTGAGAAGCGCAACTACAAGCATGTCCGCAGGGCTAGGATCAACAATTGCGAGGTAAAGGCTACACCCAAAATGGTGGAGGACGGCAGAAAACTAGCGGGAGACCGTTGCTATTACTGCGGCAAGAAGGCCGAGTTAACCTTGGATCATTTTGAGCCATTGGCCAAAGGTGGGGCGCATTGCGTGTCAAATTTCGTGTTTGCCTGCCATCCATGCAACTCCAGAAAGCGTGATTTAGACCCGTTTGAGTTTATCGCTGCGAATGTTCCAGCAGGTTTCCACGACTAGCCTATTCCCGCTCACGCACATTTCCCCATTCCCCCCCCTCCAATCCCCCCGATGTTCCCGACTGGGAACTTGCCAAGTTGGCGTTCCCCCTGCAATTTGACGCTACCACCCCGCGCCTCTGCAAGAGCGTTTGGTACTCGGCACGCGAACCCGTGGGTGGCACTTACGCTTGACTTATGGCTCCTGCGGTTGGGATCGAACCAACGACCTAGCGATTAACAGTCGCTTGCTCTGCCCCTGAGCTACACAGGATAAAAAGCAACCCCCCTTGGTGCGCATCGTAGAGAGGCGTGGGAGGTGTTGTTGGCTGGATGGTAGTGGTTCATCCCCTGCGTGTCAATTCCACTTCGTCTCAATCTTCTTTGTCTTCTCTATCACACCTTCTTCTGTATCCTCTGTATCCTCTATATACTGGGGTGGGGTGAATGGGGGGTCAATGACACCCACAAGTTCCCCCTTGACGCATGGTGATTCCCTCCGCATTTGAGAAGCATGCCCGACATGGTGTTGGGTTGATACTTTATTACGATTATGCCTAGAGGCGATTCATACGATTTGCAGGGTCAAGGTGGCGGCCAAGTGTACAATGCTGGTGGCAGTGCTGTAGGCCCGTTCCGTTGGGTTCAGTTCGTGAACGACACGGTGTTGAGTGCAATCTCTGCGCCTAACCTTACGGATTCTGGTTCCAAGTTGATCACCATTACGATCCCTGCTGGGTTTGGCCTTGGTGGTACGATCAACAGCTTTGCCGTGACATCTGGTGTTGTTATTGGTTACCGCGCCTAATGTCGCAGTTCCGATCCACTGGTGGGTTAGATGACGCGATTGCCGAGGATGGTGATCGTGGTTTTGTCGGCGTAAACCAGCGGTTGCAACTTAACCAGTTGAAGGCTGGGGAGGTTAGAGAGTCCTTGAACGGGCGCATGGAGGGTTACTGGAAGCCCCGCAAGGTGGTGGTTTCTAGAACTGGGGCATTGACCGTTGGTGGTGATCCGTTGCAGTTGCCATTCTATTTGATTGATGTTGCCAAGACCATCTCGTCAGCGACATACGCCTCAAATGTGGTAACGATTACCATGTCCGCCAATCATGGGTTTGAGGCAGGTTCTAGCGGGTATGCTGTAGTAGCTGGACTGACCTTTACTGGCACTAACAACAACGGGGCCAAGGTGCTGACTTATGTTTCAGCGAACCAATTGAGCTTCCCCGTAACTGGGGTGACTGCGGTTTCCGGGACTGGCACATTGTCCCAGATGCCGATTAACGATGCAGCTAACGCCAATGTCCGAGCCTCCTGTCTGTTCAGCGACCCCAACACCAATAATAAAGAATATGTGATTGTGGCGTTGGACACGGTTGCTAAGAAGATTGACTTGGCTGCTGTTGAGTCTAATTCCGCCTATGTTCCAGAGAATATCGCATATCCAGCTGGAACTGCCTTGGGCGCGGACACCGACATGATTCAAGTGTTTGACAAGGTGATGCTATTCCGAGAGGGGCAGCAGGCGTTGGAGTGGTATCCTAATGGTAGGCCCATTCTTTCTGCGTCACAGAGTGGAACCACCGTTACAATGCGCGTCCGTGAACACGGGCTTGTGGCAGGCACATCTGTGGTGATTGCTGGTCTAACTGGTGGCACTCCAGCCAATGGAACATTTACGGTTCTTTCTGGCGCGGGTCTAACTCAAGACCAGTTCCAATATACCTTCACTACAAGTCAGACCCAGACCTTTGTGGTAACTGCCGCCACCATGACTGACGGATTCACCTTCTCTCCGGGCGGGGCTTACACTCAACCACAAGTATTTAACTCTAGCGGTAACCAAGTTTCGGTTTCTAATGGAGAGGTTTCCTTAAACCTTGGCGTATCCAATGATACAGTATTTGCTGGTGATGTTATTAGGGTTTACGAAAGCACGGTTCCAGAATTCTCTGCAATTGTTGGAAAAGACTTTCAAGTGTCGTCTGCAACGCTGACAAATATCAAATTCTTTGCGCCTGTGGCAAACATCACGGCAAGTGGTTCCACTGGTCAGATTGAGTTTGGTGGTAGGTTCAGCGAGGGTGGTGGGTTTATGCATCAACCGGGTGCGCCTTGGGGTGTTCACTTTCAACGCCGCCTGTGGGTTCCGTACTACTACGACCAGTCTGGGGCTTACAACGCAGTCACCTACACCGACCGCAAGATCACAGACGAGATTGCCGTATCCGACATTCTTGACACCACGACCTTTGACCAGATCGAAAACCAGTTTCGTATTTCTGGTGGTACTGCTGACTATGTGGTTGGGATGCATGGGTTCTACGACGATGCGTTGATTGTCCTCAACAGGAACAGCATCCACCAGATTAAGGGGACGCAGGGGACGCTTCTAGACACTAGGGTTACAGAACTAACCTCCGAGGTTGGCTGCTTAGCTCGCAAGTCTGTGGTCATGAGGGCCAACACCATGATGTTCCTGTCGGATGATGGGGTGTATGGTGTGGAGTTCCTTAACGATTACAACCTTCGCGGGGCCGAGGAGCCAATTTCCAAGAACATCCAGCCTTACATTGACAGGCTCAACAAGGATTTGTCCAACAAGTCAGTTGGAATCTTGTTTGATAACAGGTACTACCTTGCGGTTCCGCTGGATTCCGCTCCGGGCGTTAACGATGCTCGCGGGAACAACTCAATTTTGGTATACAACTTCCTAAATGGAGGCTGGGAGTCGCTAGATACCTTTGGTGACACTAGATTTTTGATCGAAGACCTTATTGTTGGTTCAGCGGGGGTTAGAAACAACCTATATGCTGTTACCGCTAACGGTGGATTGCACCAATTGGAGGCATTTGATGACTCAAATGACAACATCAGCGTGTCCAACACCAATGATGTCAAAACATCTGCACCAATTCTGTCCAAACTAATCACCCGTGGTTACGACCTTGAGACATTGGAGCGGAAAAGGTACACAGACTCGCAGATCAATATGCAGGGGTTGCCGAGCCAGAATTCTGAATACCTAATTGAGTTCGCCGCTGAAGACCCAGACAACTCATCGACTATTGGAACTACCACTCAATTCCTTGATGGACAAATCCTACAATCAATCAACCAAGAGGCTGAAACCGCAAGCATTAGGTGCAGGCTTGGTGGCATTAGGGGCTATACAGGAACCATGATCTTGACAAGGACACAGGGTTCAGCCAAGATAAACTCAATCAAAGTTGCTGGATCAGTAACAAATAGACAAATCATCTCACAGAAATAAGTTATGGGCGCGGTTAATACAACATACACCTTTACTGCTACTGACACGATCACTAGCACGAAGATGAATAACATCATCGACGAAACCGTGATGACTGGTGACGCTGTTCTTGGTGGATCTGGTGGAAGCGGTGGACTGGATATTGCGTCTGGCAAGTTGAGCATCTCTGCTAATGCCATCAACTCAAGCCGACTTGCGTCAAATTCGGTTACAACCATTGCCATTACCAATGGCAATGTTACCCCAGAGAAGTTGTCTACATACGCACCCACATGGTCAAGCGGAGTAACCACCGTGCAACCCGCATTAGAACTAGGCGGCGGCATTACAACCAATCAAAGTTCTTATATTGACTTTCATGCCGTTCCGGGGACTGATTATGAATCAAGAATAATTCGTGGGGATGGGGCAAATGGTAATTTTGCAATTGAAAATACAGGAACCGGGATTGTATCTATTGTTCATTATGGCGCGGGTGCGGTGACGCTTCAAACATCAGCCCAAGAACGCATGCGTATCACCGCAAGCGGGAATGTGGGGATTGGGACAGCAAATCCACAACAAAAGTTTGCTATAAACTCTAGCACAAACACATCATGTGGGATGATGCTAACAAACCAAGAGTCTTTGGTTGGATTTATTGGCAATTATGCAACTTGGTTTGGAACTGGTTCTGATAATTCGTTTTCAGTAGCGTCATATGGAGCGTTACCATTAGTTTTTGGAACTAACGCCGCAGAACGCATGCGCATTAGCTCAAGCGGGAATGTGGGGATTGGGATGAATAATCCAAGCACTAAACTTGATGTCAACGGAACCGTAACCGCAACCGCATTCTCTGGGCCTTTGACTGGCAATGTGACTGGCAATGCGTCATCCGCCTCAACCGTAAGCAACTCCGCTATTACCGCATCCAAGCTAGATGGCAACCAAAGTGGTCTTGCTCCGATTTTTGGTGTTAGAGCGTGGGTTAATTTTAACGGGACATCAGGTTCAGTTGCAATAAGACAAGATGGGAATGTTGATTCGGTTTCAAGAACTGGAACTGGGCAGTACACAATAAATCTCACTACACCGATGGATGACACAAGTTACGCAATTGTTGGGTTTGCTAGGGATGCTGGCACAAGCCCGGGAAATTACTTTGTATCTGCCGTATCTAACGGGACTAAAACAACATCATCATTTCAAATTCGCGTTCACTCTACTGGTGGCCTTGTAGATTCCCCAGAGATAAATATCATGGTGATTCGATGAACCAGCATTTAGCAAAAGCAATAGCAATATATGAACATTGATCTATCACACATCGACCCAGATGTACTCGCTACCTGTAGCGAGGTGGATAAGATTGAGTATGCGATGTGCAAATCTAATGAGAAGGTTGACCTGCCTTTAACTCATGTTTTTACGCCGGGGTTATACACCAGAACCATATTCATGCCTGCTGGTTCATTGGTGATGTCTGTTACTCACAACACAAAGCATCCGTTTGTAATAAGCTATGGAGAGGTTGATGTCATTACCCCAGATGGGCCAATTACCTATATTGCACCATACATGGGGGTAACTAACCCCGGAACCAAAAGGTTTTTGCATGTGAAACAAGACACCACATGGACTACATTTCACCCAAACCCAGAAAATATAACAGATCCAGACGAGATCGTAAAAACAGTTTCAGAAAAACTACACAATCCTTTGCTGGATGATGAAGACATGGCCCTAGCATGGAGCAAGAATGTATCTAGTTCTGTAACAATTAACGCAATTGACGATATGATTAAAATTGAAGAACATCCATTAAATCTTGAAAGCGGGGTGACACCATGAGTATGGCTGCTATTGGGATTGGCACAGCGGTTGTTGGGGCGGGAGCTTCAATTTATGGTGCAAGTCGAGCAGGAAAAGGTGGAGGCCCAGCTCCTGCTCCAGTTGATATATTCAAAAGAGGCACAAAGGGTGGCAAAAGCATTGCAGAAAAGCAACTAGCAGGAACCGTTGGGTACTACGGTAGTGCGCTTCCGAATTTTCTAGACCTTAACAAGCAGTATTCCCCAGAGTTCATTAAACAAGGCTTTGAGTTTGGTCAGCAAGGAGTGACTGGATTCCAAGGACTTCGTGATCTGGCTGCTGGTGGCGAATCGGATGCAATAGCTCGCCTTCGTGAAGCGGACTTGGGGACGATGACCGATCAGGCTGGAATGACCCGTGGACTCATGGAGTCACTTTCCCCAGAACAAGCGGCACAGGTCAAAAACATGCAAGATCTAGCAGGCCAAGCAGCGGGTGCTGAAGGGGCTTATGCTGGGCGCATGGGGGAGGCACTTGGGACATACGGGATTCGTCCGCAGACCTTCAACCCCACCATCCAAGCCGCAGAGCAAGATGCCGCAATGGCAAACCAAATGGCGCAAGAAGCCTATGCTCGTCGCGGCACGCTCTCTGCACAAGAACAACGCTTGGCACAACAGACAGCACGGGAGGCCGCACAATCGGCTGGAAGGCTGGGTGGCAATGCCGCAATTGCATCAGAGATCCAAAACCGTGAGTCAGCATTAGCTGGACGCAGGGCGCAAGCATCACAGGCTGGGCAACAGGCATTCGATCAACGCCAAAATCTTGCCAACCTAAGATTCCAAGAGCAACAAGCGTTGTTTAATCAAGGCATTACTGGCGCAACCACAACCGCAGACATGCAACAGGCTGGACTCAATCAGCTTCAAGACATTGAGAAGATGCGTGCGAATATGCGTAACGATGCTGGAACAGCGGCGACAAATGCTTACAATGCAGCAGGAGGATTCTACACCACTCCGGGTCTGAATCTACTTAACCAAACGCCACAGTCCTACACCGCTGGGACTAACATGGCAAACATTGGTCTTAACCTTGGTAACACAATGGGTGCTAACCTTGATTACAACCTTCCGCTTAACCTTGCACGAGAAATGGGTGGGGCGACGAATCAGCAAAATTCCGCAAACTATGCCATCAACGCTCAGAATGAAGCCAATAAAGCAGCAATGTGGAGCAACATTGGAAACTCCATGATAGGTGCTGGAATGAACATGGGTGGTGGTGGATTTAACTTTGGCGGTGGTGGTGGCGGTGCTGGAATGCAAACCGCACAAAGCCCTTGGGGAAATGTAAGATATAGCTACATCTAAAATTATGGCACTATACGGAGGACAAGTACAAACGGCTGGGTATCAAGCACCAAATTACAATCAAGTAATCCAAGCTAATGCGCTGGTAAACGCGCAGCAGCAGCAATCAATTTCCGATCTAACTGGGCAGGTTAAGGACTACTTCAAGCAGCAGGGGGAGAAAAAGAAGCTTGTCAAACAAAGCAGCCTTCAGATTGACGCTGCGCTCCAGTTGTTCCCAGATCTTGCTCCATCGCTTCAAAGCGCAAAAGAACGGATGCGTGATGAGAATATCCCACTTTCTGACCGTGCTGCAGAAGCTGAGGTGGTTGCAAACCTAATCAACATGGGTGTTGGTGAGATGCGGAATCGCTCCAACATGTCCATCCAGCAAGAACAAGCAATGGCTGAGGCCATTTACAAGCAACAAAAGCTTGGGATGGAGGAAAGGCGCACCAGGGCGACTGAGTTTAGTGCTGCGCAAGGCGCAAAACCAACATTTGATCTCAAAAAAGCAACCATTACTTCTCCAGATGGAGAGACATTTGAAATGGACATCCCTTACGATAAAGAGAAGGGAATGTTTTTTGACCCAGATGCTGGGAAGTACATTAAGGATATTAACAAGTGGGGATTTGGCGAGTCATCTTATGTTGATGGTGAGGCGATGCCGACTCCGACTTCTCAAAATGATATTATAGCACCATCTACTGCGTATAGTTTTGGAAAAGCTGTTGGTGGTCCAGATGAATTACAAGACAAGTGGACAAATAAAGGATATACATCAACTGGTCCCAATCTTGTTGAGGGTGTTGTTGCCGTAAATACCAATAAGTATCCACTTGGTACTATATTTAAGGATGCAGAAAGCGGAAAGGTCTATGTAGCCGCAGATCGACATGGAAACAAGGATTCAAGGGTGATTGATTTCTTCCAGAACCCAGAAAATTACACTGGTGGGAAGACAAACAAGAGACTTTCGATTATTGGGTCCATATCTAAAAACAAAATCCCTAAAACGAAGGAGGGTATGTCTCAATTGATTGAACAATATAGCAATGTGCCAGATTACAGCACAAGTTCAAACGCTTCTCAAATTGATGGTGCACTTTCCATGAGTGGAGACATGAGCCAACAGGCTATGGGGACTCCAGACCAACAGGCTGAAGTTGCCCGTATGATTGAAGAAGGTTCTGGAATGGCAACATCACAGGCCGCGCCAAGTGGAGCCATGCCGACTGAACCGAGAATGGCTCAGCCTCAACCAGCAGCCCAGCAAGCACCGCAATATCAAGTTCGTCCGGGATTTGTTCCAGTAGCTGGAGCAAAGCAACAAAAGGCAGTTAAGATTGTCAAAGGCCAAGAGGCCGAAGCGTTCGGTTTAGACCCGATGGGAACCTACAAGGTTCAAAGGAATCCAGATGGATCTCTAGCTGATGCACAGGTGATGTCTGCACCACCAACCGCAGAGCAAAAGCAAAAGGCAGAGCTGTCTCAAAGGGAGATGCAGCAATCAATGGCCGCAGCAAAGGATAAGTCTGATCGGTTTATCGCCGCATTAGAAAAATTAAAGTCGCACAAAGGATTTAGCCGTTTGTTTGGTGCTACATGGTTGTCTCCAAGCATCTCTGGAACCAAGGGTGCTGGAGCGAAGGCATTGTTTAGGCAAGTGGAGGCGATGGGTTTCATGGAGGCCATTAAGGATATGAAGGGCTTGGGTGCGCTTTCTGACTCTGAAGGAGCTAGGGCATCAATTGCATTTACTGGACTTGATCCAGATATGCCAGAAGAAGATGCCATTGCTCAAATCAACGAGGTGATTGATGTTGTCAAATTAGGTAAAGAGCGTATTACTGGCAACAAGCTAGTTAATCCCGATGGTTCCCCTCAAACCGCTCAAGACAAAGCAGCAGTTGAGGCAAACAACTACTTCCGAAGCCTAAATAAATAACCCTTCCCAAAATGCCATTCAATGTACCGCCCGACCAGCAGCCAGAGTTCAACAAAAAGGTCAAGGGAAGCCTTGAACTGCTGAATGCTGATGTAACTGATAAGCTTAGACAAATTGAGCTAGAATCAGCAGATTCGCTTGTCGAGGCGTACAACCAACCCATTTCAGAAGCGGAACTCACACAGGTTCCACCATCTGACATGGTGACGGTAGATCCTCAAATGGCACGGAGGATGGAGATTGATTCCCTGCGGATGCCAGACGGCACAATCTACCGCAATGCAAATGAGTTGTTTTCACAGCCACTTAATGCAGATCGGGCAAAAGCAGTTGGGCTGGTAGATACTGAAGGAAACGCCACACCTCGCGGAGAGCTTTTCTTCAACCTAAAGGAGTCTGGAGTATTCAACGAGGATGGGACGATCAACGAAAAGGGTCAGGCTTATCTTACTCCAATTGCTGACATTGGAAAAGAAGAGAATCTAAAAGCATTTCAGATTCTTTGGGATGATGAAGTCATAAGACCAAACGCAACCTTTGGAGAAATCGCAAGCAACACGGGTAAGTTTGTTGTTGATGCTGCGTTAGGAGGTGCAACAAGAATAGGCCAAGAAGCCCAATCGTTTTGGCACAACTCCCAAACATGGGATAGCGCACTTGGAAGAACTGATCTCAGACCTCAAGAATTGAGAGACAAAATGACCGCAAGCGGTCTTGGTCTCGTTGAGGGTGCTGTAGAAAACCTTGCGGGGTGGGCTGGAATCGCAGATATCGGCTCGGCTTGGATCGGTAAAAAGCTTTATGATGTTCTTCCTGATGGAATGGAAAACGAGGCAGAGCAAGCATTGTATGCTGCTCGTCAACGCCAATGGCAAACCCAACAAAACATCGTCAATTTAAGTACGGGTGAAATAGCAGAAGCTGTTCTTGGAATGGACAATGCTGTAGCTGAAGCTGAATCTGCAAAAAGCAGGATTGGTAAAGAGGAGTTTGACAAGCAATATGGTCAAACAAGCGCATTTTCACAACTGGCACTAGACCCAACTAATGCTATCCCAGCGTCCATTGCCGTAAAGGCTGCTAGAACAGCACCACTTGCAAACAGGGTGGCAATTACCGCACAAAAAAGAATGGCGAGTATTGCCGCTCAAGATTTGGCAATTGCTGAAGCGCAAACAGCTATCGAGGCGGCTAATGCTGTTTTGAAAAAAGAAGCCGCAACCGTGAGTGTTGCGAATCGTCTAGCTTTCGACATTTCCACGCGCGCAGGAGCAAGCCCAGAGTTGGTTGCTAGGGCTAACCAAGCATCTCAAGTTGCCAGCAGAATTTCTGATAGTGCCAACCAAATTAGGGCAACACTTCCAACCGTAACTACGGAATTGGAAAGTCTTGTCGCAAAGCGTAATAGCCTAGCCACTCGCATTCCAGAGGCGTACTCACAGAAGGTTCTGCAAACGATGGAGCTTGGAAGGCAGATGCGTTCCATGCCAGCAAAGGCAGTTGGCGCAACCTTGGAGCGTGTTGGTGATACAATTTCAAAGACTGACACGGCAGTCACAAACTTCCTGCAAGAGCGTGGTTTGGATCAAATGTACACAGCTGCCGTAGGCGCAGCCGGGGTAGTAGGTTTGGCTGGAAACCCAATCATTGGCGCACTGGGAGCTGGGGCGGCAGCACTCAAGACTGGCAAGGTTCTGTCCAACTACGGGAAGCTATTCCGTTATGTAGGAAAAGAGATGGAGAATGTTCGAGCTCAGATGCCATTCTGGAAGCGTGTGGCGAGACACACCGCACCCGGTTCCTTGAGTCGTGGATTTGCACACACATTCAACATGCTAGACCTAGGTGGTGTCACATCTGACACAATCCGCAGGGCTGGTCGTGGTATTGCCGCAGCCGCACCTACGGACTTGATGTTTGAGTACCTATCTGACGGTGCTGACATGCGTCCAGAGACCTTGTATCAAGCAGGTTCGGAGTCATTCTTTATTGGTGGTTCGTTTGCTGCTGGTGGTGGTGCATTCATGGGAACCAAGAAACGCATGCGTGAGCTTTCCATTGGTGATGAGATTAACTTTAGGCGTGATCTTACTGACCCGCGCCAGAAGGCATTGTTTGAGGCAATTCCCGCTGGAACACGCAGGGCTATTTCCACTTATGCAATTGCTAACCCTACCCTCAACTACACCTTTAAGGACTCTGGTGCTAGCAGGTACGACCCCAACACCAACACGGCAGTTATCAATGTTAATTCAACCAACCCGATCAAGGCACTGGTTGCACACGAAACACTCCACCACACAGTCATCAAGAACAACATGGAACCCGGCATCGCTGCCCTGTTCCTAGGTGACACCAAGAACAACACGGTTGGTGGATTGTTCCGTTCTAGGGATGGCAAGCTAGACCCTAATTTTGAGGCATTCCGCGATGGTTATTACAAGCGTCTTGGTGTCGAGGGCATGTCCAACGCCGAGAGAGATGCCATCTACCCGCTCGACAAGATTGCGGTGGAGTACTTCATCGAGAAGCACGCTGACCAGTACGCAGCAATGGCTGAAAGTGGTGAGCTTGGCGCGGTTGCCTCTAGTGGTGCTGCTGGGCGCAAGCTTGGATCAATCCTTGAGACCGTCCTGCCGAGGATTCCAGTCCTCAAAGACCTCCACTTCAAAAGTGGTGGGATGATCGACAAGAATGGTGCGTGGGTGACTGGAAACGGCATCCTAGACGCAGATGGAGTCAAGCGTGACCCAATCACTAGCAAGATGTTCCGCGACATGAACAGGCGCAGTGCCGGGCTTGTGCCGGGGCAATTTGACCCTCTCATGAGCGACAAGCCAGACTCTGGTGCGCCGATCCTTCTCAACCCATCTGACAGCATTGATGCCGAGCTTCTTCACCCGCTGGTGCAGGTTGACGATGCCAACAAGCCGATCATGAAGGACGGCAAGCCTGTGGCACTGGATAGGGCTACAGAGCTTTCGCGTGCGCTTGCAGGGCTTACTGCTGTCGAGGTGATGAGGAGGAAGAGGGCGGAGAACTATGCCCCAGAAAAGGGCGAGGCGCATGTGGACGACGAGGGGCAATTCCAGCCCGGATGGTTGTCCAACGATGTCATCACCGAGATGTTTGCCAAGAACAAGTACAACCCAGAGCAGAAGCGTATCATCCGCGAGATGAACAAGCTAATCCGCAAGGGTGCTGGTGATCGCGTGGTCATGATCAACTTCCCCGCTACTACCCGCAACAAGGCTGGGAAGGTGGTTTACAAGCCGCAGGGTGCTACTCTACGCGACACGGTTCCAGTCGCTGTCACCATCTCCAAGGACGGCAACTTGCTGTTCGGACTTATGTCCGTAACCAAGCTTCATGAGAATATCCAGAAACGCTCACAGGACAGGCGCGGCAAGAAGCTGTATGGTGGCAATGTGGATTTAATCCTGCGCGACACGCAGGCGATGATGGACTACCACAAGCAAGGCTTGGACAGCATTGAGTTTTTCAAGCAGAAATATGGAGCGGTCGAGGCCGATGAGCGCAAGAAGTTCATCAACACCATGTTCGGCCTGCTCAACAAGAAGGAGCAGGCAGTCCTCAACCCCATGCTTCTGGAGGATGGCATTAAGAGCAAGGACAATGTCTACCGCACCTACCGCGCAGATCGCGTTAGCAAGGCAGTCCCAATGGCCCCAGAGGAGTACGCAGCAATGCCGTTCAGCTACGAGGCAGTGAGCCAAGTCCGCATGCCAGAAGCCCAGCGAGCGATGCCAGAGGGTATCTCCCCAGAAGACCTCAACCCCGTAGCCAACGCACAGGAGGCTCAAGGACGATGGGCAGACGGCAAGCAGATGTTTGCTATCAACGAAATGGATGAGAAGCTGATTCCCATCACATCCAAGGCGATGCTGGAGTCGTATCCTGCGGATGCTATTGGGTGGATGGAGCCAGAGGCGCAAACCCGCTTCATGCCAGAGGGAGCAACTGAGCCGTGGCGTATGACTAAAAAGGAATTTTTCCATCCGCAAATTTCCCGTAAATTTATCCAAGCGGAATCAGCGAAAGATGGCACGATTATTGGCACTATTGGTGATGTGGTTCACGGAGAAAAAACAAGAGCTATTCTGTCACCAGTATTGGATGTTCCGATAATGATAATTAGAACTCCTGTTCAAGAAGGTAAGAAAATTGTTGCTGGAGATAAATACGATTTCGATGGGGCATCTGGAACATTCCAAGGGAAACCTACTATTTTCATTAACCCTAATAAACGCATGGTTGGCACGCTTTGGGAAGAAGCGGCTCATCAAATGCGAAGGGCTAAAGGACGCAATATTCGCAAGGCAGATATACGCAAAATTATTGATGATGATAGAGCCTTTGAGAATGAATATAAAAATGACCCAGAAGAGATTTCAGCTAAAAAGCTTTCAAATTATTTAGGATCTTTGGCTAGCAAAGAAAAAAGCCATAGGGAGATAGTTATGAATGCAGTTGAGGCCGGGTTACCTGTTCCTAAAAATGTTCTATCAGAGTATGGTGTTACAGAAAACCAGACTGGTCAGATGCGGTTTATGCCAGAGAAAGATGTGGATGGCGACAAGGGGGTTAGCGCACCAATTGGATCTTTGGGTGAACTCAGAAAGAATGTTGAGATTAAATCATCCAATTTGCCTACCGATACAAAAAGTGTTCCTAAGTTTGTTGCTCGAACTGGCAAGGATGATCCTTGGAAAGTAATGGATGGGCCGCTTAGAATTTTAAAAGGAAACTATCTAACCCCGTTGCCAAACATTAAGGTTGAGAAAACAAAAGACTTTTCGGTGCAGAATCAAGACCTGATAGGAAACGCATTAAGTGCTTCTCAAGCACCATCCAATGATCCTAAGGAGGTCAAAAAGCAACAGGTCGCAGCGGCAAATGTTTTGGATTCTTTGGAGAAAATCAATTCTGCCGTTCAAGATATAGAAAACGACCCGTTTAAGTTTGTAGATACTCGCGGGTATGCAGAAATAATGAAAAAATCTGGCGTAGCTGGAGATGTGTTAATTCCACCATCGTCATTAAGAATTATGTTAAATGACCCAGATGCCTTTGCCGCTTTGTTAAGCGGTGGTTATCATGGAGACAAAACAGTACCCGGCATTCGTGAATCTGCTATGTCTGGATTGGATGCTGTGGTTGAAATGCGAGACCTTATTAAAGGTAGACCACCAGAGTTAATTACAGCACTACACCACCTTTGGGGTACGCTATCTAAACAATTACCACCATTACAACAAGAAGCGTTGTGGATGAGAATGATTGTCAACAAAAAGGTCATGGATCAAATCAAGGCATCCATTGATGGCACATTTAACTTAACTCCAGACCAATGGAAAAACATCGTTTCTAGTGCTAGGACAGAAACCGTTGGCACATACGGGAAGCTGGGTGAGAACGCTACATCTAATGCTAATAGCTTCTACTTGATGCTAAGTAAACACAATGGAAGATGGAATGAGGTTTCAGATGTTTATCAAAATAGCGATCCAGTAAAAATGCGATACGCATTTAACACGCTTGGTCACGGTGCAACTGGCATTAAGAATAAGGTGCAAAGCTTTATTGGACTTACATTTGGCATTAAGGGAAATGTGCTAGATAGATGGAGGTTTGTTGACATGTATCTCGATGATGCAATGAAGTTAACTGGAGCAAAAACACCAAGAGAATACTTCAAATACGAAGGCAAATCCAAAAATGTTCCAGTTGATAAAATTGGAATTTACAAAAACTATGGAACTTTAGAAAATAACCAGTCATTGTTTAGCTTGATGCTGTATTCTGCAATGGATAGAGTTTCTCAAATTGCGATTGATTCGTCTCCCGCAATGCAGAAATTGCTTGGAAATCACGCCGACCCCGGTGGGTTGCATTGGTTGTCTTGGAATGCCATTAAGAACGAGGCAGTTGGTCATTCATCCCTTGACATTACCAAGAACTTCATAAAAAAATACGCCAGTGATGGTGACTTTTCTAAACTAACCTCTGACAACTTCTTGAAGTTTGTAAACAATACTGAGGCTTTTGTTGAGGGTACATCTGGTGCTGGAGATGAAATTACTCGATTGACTTTGAGTAATGGTGTGTTTAACTATTCAAAACGATGAACTTATTCCCCGGAGATTTTACCGACGACATTGATGACTCTTCTGAAATTATTCAGTTAATGATTGAAGAGGCAGAGAAAAACCTTAAACGCAAACTCACCGACAAAGAAAAAAGCGACATCATCAAGTCTATTCGCAATCCGAAATAACCAATGAGCGAGAAACTAACCGCAGAACCAGATCAGGAATGGTTCGCAGAGGTCATGCGTCGAGCCGAGGAGCACGGCAACAGGCAGCGTGTGGAGTTCTGGAACCCACAGGCGGCGGCAAAGTGTCTATGGCTACTGGCGCAGGGGAAGAGCATCAAAAGCACCTCCGAGATCACCGGGCTTGCCCGTGACACCGTGCGGTCGCTCATGTGGCGGCATTCTGACACTCTGGAGACGAAGCGGAAGGAGTTCAGCCAGAAATATGCGATGGCTGCTGAAACCTACACCGACTTGCTGTTCGCGAAGGCAGACCAGTTGTCCGACGATCCCGAACAACTCAAGAACATCTCCCCCGACCGACTGGCGATCACCGTGGGAGTTTTAACGGACAAGTCCATGCAACTCTCTGGCATGGCTACTGCGGTCGTGGAACACAGGCAGGGTGCATCTATCGACGATGCCGCCAAGATGATCGCAGAGGCTAAATCTCGCATCGCTAGCAAGGTGAAGGCGAAGGCAGTCGAGGCTGAAATAATCCAATGATACAAGAACCAGAATCCAGACACGCAGACCACCTCAAGGACGGTGGCAACCTCGTTCGCCACTACATGGTCGAGCATGACGGCGTTCAGCACAAGTGCCACACGCTATCCTACGCCTCGTACTTGGCCGAGAAGTTCAACGCCAAGGTTTGGAATGTGGTGCTGG